AGCTCCGCCAACAAACGCCGATGCAGGCAAGACATTGTTCGCAATCGCTTTGATGATATGCGGGATTCCAAGGAAGTGAAATCCTCCGCGGTAATCAACATTGCGCCTGCAGAGAATCTGACGGCCTGCAATGACCAGCCGAAGGCCTGGGCCAACGGATGCAGCGCGGGCACCCACGATAAATGCGTAGAAATTAACTCTTGTGGAAAAGTTATCGTAACCCGAACCGTCGAAGAAATTATTATCAACAGTCTCATCACCCACCACGGTCTCAGGGAATATCAGCGGCCATCCTGTTTGAGCAGGATTGCTGGCCCTGAACACCACATTGCATTCCCAGACTGACGCGGGATCATAGAGCCCAGGTGCAATGCGTATTTCAGCTGTTTGGTTGCCGCTGCCGATCACGGCGTTAGCGTATTCAGCAGCTCGGGCAAGCGTAGGGATTGCGTTTGCCGGGGTGGTTGGTGGCACTTCAAACATCGCATTGAGGTTGCGATCTGTCGCCGTGCTCTGCACATAGATCGTGATCGTGCCGGTCGCTGCAGACACCAGCCGTTGCGCCTGCTTCCAGCGGTTCAGGCCGCGCCAGTCCACCACCTTCGGAACGGCTTCCAGCGCTGCATCAGAGCTGGCCACCGTGCCGGGCAGCTCCGTCAGCTGCGCGATGCTGGCCAGCTCCACAGCGCCGGCCCTGGTGGTCTTCGCCTGCGACTGGCTGCCGAACTCAGCGGTGCCGGTGATCGCTACATCCTGGAGCTGAGCGGTGCCGCCTACCTGGATGCCGTTAGGGAAGTCAGTCCTTTGCGCTTCGTCAATCGATTGCCCGCCGAGCGCTTCAGGGCTGACCGTGGCGCCGGTAGCGATGTCCTCAAGGCCCTTGGGCGTCACCTCAAAGCCGTCTTCATTGCTGCCCTTGGGCGTCACCCGCCCGCCGGCTGCATTGGTGAAGTAGTAGGTGAACTTGTTGAACTCGCTCATATCCTGCTGCACAGCAGGCATGGCTTTTGAGTAGTTGCCGAAACCGGCCCACTCCCACTGATGGTTGTAGAGCCGGATCGTTGAAGGCCGCCTGAACTCCACCGCCCAGTTGCCCAGCCCCGTCGCAGCCCCACCCGATGGCGCTGTGGGGAAGTCCGCTGAGCTGCTCGGGTCGCGGTCACGGCTGGCGGCAACCTGTGGCACCAGGGCAGCATGAGCGGCGGCATCGGTAAACCCGAGGGCTCGCAGGAATCCATAGGCGCCCAGGTAGTCGGTGGCCGAACGGTATTGATCCCGCACGCGGCCGGCGCTGGTCCAGATCGTCGTCCAGTTGATTCCCAGCGTGGTGGAATCGTCCGCGTCGCTGGTGTCGGTGTCCAGCACCAGCAGGGGCGCTTCTTGGCTGATCGAATCCTCAGGGTTGAAATCTGAGGGCATGTGAACGAAACACTCGCCCCATAGCGTCGGGTCAGGATTGGCGCCGCTGCTGATCAGATCCTGCACCGCCTGCCAGTGCTTCCCGGCGTGCTTCACCACCGTCCCCCGGCGGTAGAACGTCGAAGCCGCGTAGGTTTTCGAGGGGGCCCCACGGCGGATCGTCACCTCCGCAGTTTTGGTCACGCCAGAGCCAGGCAGTGGCCCTTTGCCGGTGGCCGTCACCAGCAACACCTCCTCCCCGCCAGCGGCCAGCACCCGATCAATCGCGCCGTTCGAGCGGTTAGGGTCGGTCTGCAGCACCGTGTTTCTCTGTGGTAACCGAGCGCTGCTGGTGTTGTTGATGATCAGCGACAGCCTGCGCTCGGCGACGGTCCTGGTGTCCACCACCCTGCGCAAGTACACGCGACAGCCCACGGCGTCACTGCCTGCGGCGGTGTTGGTGCCGGCCTGCAGTGGTGCAGCGGTGATGCCGATCGCTGCCGGCGCAGAGCTGCTCCAAGCGTTGGCGCTCAGCGTGGCCCGCCAATCGGCGCCGTTGGGATTGTCAATCCAGATCCGGGTGCCGCTGGCGAAGCTGTAGCCGGATGCTTCCAGGATGGCCGGGATAGCAGTCCCGCTGCCGATTGCTAGGCCGTTGGTGAGCGTGATGGTCGAGCTGGTCACACTCGCCACAACGCCCAGCTCAATGCGGCGGATGTTGCTCAGCTTCTCGCCGAGATTCAGCGGCACTCTCAGCCGCCCCACGGCCCAGTTCTTGTCTTTGGCAAAGGCAAACGATTTGTAGCCCTTGGCGAGGGCAGAGCATCCGCCAAAGGTGGAGTTGCCGCCGTTGTCGGTGATCTCCCCGCCGGAGTCCACCATCGTGACTTCAGACTGGCCAATTCCGAAGATTGAAACCTTCTGGATGTAGGCGTTGTTGATTGCCGAGATGTGTCGGGTTTGGCGTGCAGGATTGCGCCGCACATTGTCGGGCGCTGCGTTGATGTACTTCTGGTAATCCTGCGGGGTGTTGGTCAGCGACACCCAAGCGCCGCCTTCGTACACTTGCCAGCAGCGCATGTCTTTCTGCTGGTTGGTGCCGGTGAAATTGGCACAAACCATCGACCTGAGTCCGCTCAGCTTGGCGCCGTCCCAGAACGCGCCGCCCATGCCGTAGTCGGAGCGCACCGACACATTGAAAACGTACGGGCTGGCGCCGGTGGTGGTGTCCCATTGCGAGCTGGGCGCCTGGGTCTGATCAATCGGGCCGACAATCTGATATTCACTGGGGCGAGTCACCAGCAGGGCGCTGGCCAGATCGGCACCGGTGCCCAGGCTGCTCTGCACCTTGGCATAGAACGCATCAAGCTCCGCCTTGCTTGCCGGGTGGAACACGTCCAGCAGGTGGACAGATTCGGCATGGCCGATCTTGTCCATCGCGGTGTAATCGAAGAAGAACCCCGTGCCCGAGACCTTCAGGATGCTGCGCCGGTTGCTGTAGTCCGCCGCCTCATCGGCAACGGCCGGCACCCAGCTGGGCCGGATAGTGGTCTTGCGCAGGTCCAGCCCGCGCATGGAGCATCCACGGGGCAGCAACACCCCGCCGGTGGAAGGGTTGAACGCGATCAGCTCAGCTGCTGTTGGATCTTTCGATGCGCCCCAGCTGCCCAAGCTGGTGGAGCCGCTGCCAGGGTCGTTCAGGACGACGTGAACGCCACCGCTGAGCACGATCGTCACGCAGTCCACGTGGGCCCGCGGATCGCTGTAGGTGTACCAGTTCTTGCTGGTGATGATCGCCGCCTCGATTGCGGCGCGGTTGATGGTGCGGAAGGGCCGCGCTGAGGTGTATCCACACTCCAGGCGCTGCAGCTCAATCCGCTTCAGCTTCTGCTGGATGATCTCTGCGTCGGTCGCGCCGGCTTCGTGGCTGTTGTAGCTGCCACCAACAAACCGGTCAGAGCCGATGTACGGATCAACGTAGAGCGTGAACGGTGCATTCAGGGGGTCAGCAACCGCAAGCGCACCCGCCACGACTCGGGCATTGCCGCCCAGCTGCCGGAGCATGTCGATCAGGACGGCAACCTGATCATTCGCCACCGCCTGGCTTGTGGCCACGTCGAGGGCGCCGCTCTGTCCAGCCCTCTGCAGTTGGCTCATCGGTTCACGCTGGCTCGATTCCTAGCCTCAGGCTAGGGAGCCTCCTTTGCCAGCTTGATCTGGCCGGTAGCGACGAACTGCGCCGAAATCAGGATCACGTCGGTGGCGCTGGTGTTGACCGCCGTTTTCCCCAGCAGGATGTCGGTTTCGTAGAAGATCCGCTCCTTGACGTGGCCGGCCACGTTGCTAGTGCGCTGATCCACCAGCTGGAACCGCGCCCTGGCCTTGGCGCCCTGCTGGGTGAGCATCATCAGGCGCAGCATGCCGAGGCCCGATTGCTCGCCCGTCACCCGGCTGTGATCCATCTCGCCGTTGAACGATCCGGCACCGCGCAGGCTGCCCTTGGCATACTCGCCGAACGCCTGGCCGATCGCCTCCTGGTCTAACTGGGTGGCGTCCATCTCGAACACCCACCCGGTCAGGTCGCATTGCATCAACCAGCCGCGCTCCTCTGCATCGGCTGCCGTGTCGGCGAGCACCTGCGGCACCGGCGCCAGGTGCTGGGCCGGCTGCTCACCATCGGGGATCTCCATGCCCTCAATGGCCTGCAGCAGGGCCAGTGCAGCGGCCACGTAGCCGGAGCGGCTGGAGGCCGGCAGGATCAGCATCGGGCCGGGTGAAACGTTGCGCAGCGGGATCAGGCCCTGGCTGCCGCCGTTGATCGCGTCGAGCTCGGTGCTGTAGAACCGCACGTCGTCCATCTCATCGCGGTGGATGTAGGCCGTAGCGGTCTGCTGGAATCCGACCGTTGCGGCCGACTCCCAGAACGGACCTGCTGGGTTGGTGCTCCAGAACCCACCGCCAGCCGTCCGTGCCGCCAGCGCGGGCCCTACGGCAGTCTCCCCACCAGTCCAGAATGCGTGGCCATCAGGGCAGGGTGCGAACCCGTTGGTGCCGATCCCGAGCGGCACGCCGCGCAGGCTCACCAACAACACCTCATCGCCCGACTGAAACGCCAGATTGGTCAGATCCAGCGACGGGGAGGCGCCGCGCTGCAGCCGCTTATCCGCCAGCGCGGTTGGTGCCGGCCATTCCCGGCTGAGTTCAACGACGCCCTTGCGGCCTTCGACAGCCATCAGAATGCACGGCTGGGCTTGCCGTCGATCACGAACGAGATGCTCACTTGGGTGTTGTCGCCCTTGCTCACACCGAGGCCCTGAGAGTTGATCAGCGCCGGGCCAGAGATGGACTTGTTGCCTCCCTTGTAGATCGTCATCACCAGATCATCAGGCGTCTCGCCATCATCAAAGATCCGATTCATCAGATTCACAGTGGTCTGATCGTCGGTCTTGTAGAGCAGCGTCGCCGATCCGCTGGTGGTGCGCTTGCCGTAGCTGAAGGTGTCATCCATCTCGCCAATGCCGGTTGTTTCCAGCGTCTGCCGCTGGGTCTCCATGCTGATCTGCGTCACCTTGGCCACCTTCTGGCCCTGGAATCGCACTTCGCCGTGCGTTGCGTTAGCGACAGTCATCAGGCGGCCTCGACCTTTGCCTACAGTCTAAGTTCCGCTCTGAACGTGCACCGACAGGTGATCCGCCGACCGCCCGGCACCCGGCTGCCCTCAGGTGGGCTGGCCCAATACCACTTCAGCCCAGGGCCAGGGTTGAACAGGTCCACATCCGTGAGGCCCTTGCCGACGATCAGCGGGAACGCCACGTCATCCACCTTCCCCCGCGCTGCCGTGTGTGCCGCCCGGATCAGGGCATAGGCCGCCTGGGTGATGTTGGCGAACTCCAGGGTCAGCGGCGCATCGCTGGCGCGGTCGCCCCACTGCCTCACCGACCGCACGCCGGACTGTGAGCGCAGCTCCGTCACCGGGAAATCCGGCTCGCCGAACTCGTGGCCGGTGGGTTGGATCTCGGGGAACTGAACGGTCATTGGATCACCCACGCGGCGGGGTTGTCCCAGTCTGCAGCCACCAGCAGAGTACCGGCGCTGCTGATCGGCATGTGGATCGCCTCAATCTCATAGGCGCCGTCCTCAGTTGGCGTGATCCGGCTGATCTGATAGGTGCGCACCTGCGTTGATACCTGCTTCACAGTGAACACGATTCCGGCCGGCGAGCCTTGGCCGTCTGTGACGGTCAGCGTGCCGTTGTCATTCACCGCACCGCTGCCGCTCCAGCTCACCACGTCGTAAATGCCATTGGCCAGCTGGGTGGTGCTCACCACCGTGCCATCACCCAGCACCACCCCATTGTTGAACTCGTTGAACGAGGTCACGTCCATCGCCACCCGGATTAGATCGCCAGGCCCCACGCCGGTGGTGATGCCCTCTAGCCCGTCGTAGGTGGTTCGGAACCGAATCGTGTGATCTCTGAGCCGGCGCATCCTGAGCGTGAATTTCGCCACGTCAATGGCGTGGTTGCGGTTGGTGCAGAATGCCGCCAGGTTGATTGACTCAATCGGCAGGCTGTCGCTGCCGTGGGGTGCCGCCTCGCGCACCAGCACCTCGCGCTCTTCAGGGAACAGGCCAGGGCTGGTGGGATTGGTAGAGCTGCGTTCCTGCCGCCACTTCACGCTGATCCGCCGCCCTGGGCGCTCGTCGGGCGGGATCGTCTCGAACTGGAATGTTCCCTCGGCGATGTTGCCGGCGGTGAACAGTGCCTTGTGCGTGACCGCGCCAAAAGTGATGAACGGCACTAGGTCATACTGTCCGCCCACCTCGCGGAAATCGAGCAACATCGCCCCGGCGGTGTCGGCGATCCATTGCCGGGGCGATTCCTGGCTGATGATCACACCGCCATCAAAAAAGTACCGGCGGTCGTAGCACCACTGCGCTGCAGCTTGGAAGTTGCTCAGCTTCACCAAGTCATCAGGCACAGCATCGGGCCCGTACTTCGTGTTGGTGAGCCGGTCCAGCGCTAGATCAGGCAGCAAGTGGGATGGGCCAGTGGTAAGGCTGTTGAGTAGCCGGCGCACCTCCGTGCCGCCGGTGACGTAGGCCGACAGCTGGCTGAATTGCCGCCACTCAAACGCTGACCTGGCATTCACGCCCAG